GCAAGGTATCAGCCGTTCTGGTCTGATCCTCTCAACCCCATCTTTTGTCTTTCTCAGTTTCTTAGCGGGGACCGTCCGTTCTCTCCCTGTGCAGGTGCGACTCTTGTTTGTGCTGGTCGCGGCAGGTGGCGCCCAACGTGGGGCTCGAGCTCGACAGTTTTCTTCCGCCACTACTCTCATTAATTGAACTAAGTAAGTATATGGATAAACAAGTAGCCTAAATTAAGGAGGAGTAGTAAGGTATATAGTTGAGAGTATAAATATGGGACACACGCATAGTCGTCAGTTGTTTGTGCATATGTTATCTGTAATGTTAAAACATAGGGGGATCACTGTTTCTAAAACTAAATTAATTAATTTTCTTTCATTTATTGAGGAAGTTTGCCCTTGGTTTCCTAGGGAAGGCACAGTGAATTTGGAGACATGGAAGAAGGTGGGAGAGCAAATTCGGACGCATTATACCTTACACGGCCCTGAAAAGGTCCCTGTCGAGACATTATCTTTTTGGACATTGATTCGTGACTGCCTGGATTTTGATAATGATGAATTGAAACGTTTAGGAAATTTGTTAAAACAGGAAGAAGATCCTCTCCATACCCCTGATTCGGTACCTAGTTATGATCCTCCTCCTCCTCCTCCGCCATCTCTGAAAATGCACCCTTCTGATAATGATGATTCACTTTCATCTACAGATGAGGCAGAATTAGACGAGGAAGCTGCTAAGTATCATCAAGAAGATTGGGGTTTTTTAGCACAAGAAAAAGGGGCATTAACATCTAAAGATGAATTGGTTGAGTGCTTTAAAAATCTTACTATTGCCTTACAGAATGCAGGGATTCAGCTTCCTAGTAATAACAATACCTTTCCCTCTGCTCCGCCTTTTCCTCCTGCTTATACTCCCACTGTTATGGCTGGCCTTGATCCCCCTCCCGGGTTTCCTCCGCCGTCTAAACATATGTCTCCATTGCAAAAGGCATTAAGACAGGCACAACGACTCGGTGAAGTTGTTTCTGATTTCTCTCTTGCCTTTCCTGTCTTCGAAAATAACAACCAGCGTTACTATGAATCACTGCCGTTTAAACAACTAAAAGAGTTAAAGATTGCTTGTTCGCAATATGGTCCTACCGCTCCATTTACTATTGCTATGATAGAAAGTTTGGGTACTCAAGCTTTGCCCCCGAATGACTGGAAACAGACCGCTAGGGCATGTCTCTCAGGGGGAGATTATTTATTATGGAAATCTGAATTTTTTGAACAATGTGCTCGTATAGCTGATGTTAACCGACAGCAAGGTATACAGACCTCCTATGAAATGTTGATTGGCGAAGGCCCTTATCAGGCTACTGATACGCAGCTTAATTTCTTACCTGGTGCATATGCACAAATATCGAATGCGGCTCGACAGGCATGGAAAAAACTTCCTAGCTCCAGTACTAAGACAGAGGACCTTTCAAAGGTCCGGCAGGGACCTGATGAGCCTTACCAGGACTTCGTGGCACGACTTTTAGATACTATAGGTAAGATAATGTCAGATGAAAAGGCTGGGATGGTGCTGGCAAAACAATTAGCTTTTGAAAACGCTAACTCTGCTTGTCAAGCTGCTTTGAGACCTTATCGAAAAAAGGGAGATCTATCTGATTTTATTCGCATTTGTGCTGATATTGGACCCTCCTACATGCAAGGCATTGCTATGGCAGCAGCATTACAAGGAAAAAGCATAAAAGAAGTACTTTTCCAGCAGCAAGCCCGGAACAAGAAAGGACTTCAAAAGTCAGGTAATTCGGGTTGCTTTGTTTGTGGTCAGCCTGGCCATCGGGCTGCAGTATGCCCTCAAAAACATCAAACCTCTGTTAATACCCCTAATTTGTGCCCACGCTGTAAAAAAGGAAAGCATTGGGCACGAGACTGCCGTTCCAAGACAGATGTTCAAGGCAATCCTTTGCCCCCGGTTTCGGGAAACTGGGTGAGGGGCCAGCCCCTGGCCCCGAAACAATGTTATGGGGCAACACTGCAGGTTCCAAAAGAACCATTGCAGACCTCTGTCGAGCCACAAGAGGCAGCGCGGGATTGGACCTCTGTGCCACCTCCTATACAGTATTAACCCCTGAGATGGGAGTTCAAACTCTTGCCACAGGAGTGTTTGGGCCTTTACCTCCAGGGACAGTTGGATTACTTCTGGGACGCAGCAGTGCGTCTTTAAAGGGAATACTTATTCACCCTGGTGTTATTGACTCCGATTATACAGGAGAGATAAAAATATTAGCCTCCGCTCCTAACAAAATTATTGTAATTAATGCGGGACAGCGAATAGCTCAACTTCTTTTAGTTCCATTAGTCATACAGGGAAAAACAATTAACAGAGACCGTCAAGATAAAGGTTTCGGATCCTCTGACGCCTATTGGGTGCAAAATGTTACTGAGGCACGGCCAGAACTCGAGCTACGCATTAATGCAAACTTTTTCCGCGGGGTACTAGATACAGGGGCCGATATTAGTGTCATTTCTGATAAATATTGGCCTACCACATGGCCAAAACAGATGGCTATTTCCACTCTCCAGGGTATTGGCCAAACTACCAATCCAGAACAGAGTTCATCCCTTCTTACTTGGAAGGATAAAGATGGACATACAGGCCAATTTAAACCTTATATTCTGCCCTATCTTCCAGTTAATCTATGGGGGCGTGATATATTAAGCAAAATGGGTGTTTATTTATATAGTCCTTCACCCACTGTGACAGATTTGATGTTAGATCAGGGCTTACTTCCAAATCAAGGTTTAGGTAAACAACATCAAGGCATCATTTTGCCCCTTGATTTAAAACCTAATCAAGATCGAAAAGGCTTGGGGTGTTTTCCCTAGGGACCTCTGATTCTCCTGTGACGCATGCCGATCCTATCGATTGGAAATCTGAGGAACCGGTATGGGTCGATCAGTGGCCCCTAACACAAGAAAAACTTTCTGCCGCACAACAGCTGGTGCAGGAACAGCTGAGACTTGGTCATATTGAACCTTCTACTTCTGCTTGGAATTCTCCAATTTTTGTTATAAAAAAGAAGTCTGGTAAATGGAGGTTGTTACAAGATCTCCGTAAGGTAAATGAGACGATGATGCATATGGGAGCCTTACAACCTGGGTTGCCCACTCCTTCTGCTATACCTGATAAATCCTATATTATTGTTATAGATTTAAAAGATTGTTTTTACACTATTCCTCTTGCACCTCAAGATTGCAAAAGATTCGCTTTCAGTTTACCCTCTGTTAATTTTAAAGAGCCTATGCAACGCTATCAATGGAGAGTTCTCCCGCAAGGAATGACTAATAGCCCTACGCTGTGCCAAAAATTTGTTGCTACAGCAATAGCTCCGGTTCGTCAACGTTTTCCGCAGCTATATTTAGTTCATTATATGGATGATATATTACTAGCTCATACTGACGAACATCTATTGTATCAAGCTTTTTCGATTCTAAAACAACATTTAAGCCTTAATGGTCTTGTTATTGCTGATGAAAAAATTCAGACTCATTTTCCTTATAATTATTTGGGTTTCTCCTTATATCCTCGTGTTTATAATACCCAATTGGTAAAATTGCAGACTGACCATTTAAAAACTCTAAATGACTTTCAAAAACTTTTAGGAGACATTAATTGGATACGTCCTTATTTAAAATTACCCACTTATACCTTGCAGCCATTATTTGACATCCTTAAAGGTGACTCTGATCCTGCGTCACCCCGAACGCTTTCTTTAGAAGGACGAACTGCTTTACAATCAATAGAAGAAGCTATTAGACAACAACAGATTACTTATTGTGATTACCAACGATCATGGGGTTTGTATATACTTCCTACCCCCCGAGCACCCACAGGGGTTCTCTATCAAGATAAACCTTTGCGATGGATATATTTGTCTGCTACTCCAACTAAACATCTGCTCCCTTACTATGAACTTGTTGCAAAAATTATAGCAAAGGGACGTCACGAGGCCATCCAATATTTTGGTATGGAACCCCCCTTCATTTGTGTTCCTTATGCTTTAGAACAACAAGATTGGCTTTTTCAATTTTCAGATAATTGGTCTATAGCTTTTGCAAATTACCCCGGACAGATTACTCATCATTACCCTTCTGATAAATTGTTACAATTTGCTAGCTCTCATGCCTTTATTTTTCCAAAAATAGTTCGCCGACAACCTATTCCCGAAGCGACACTTATATTTACAGATGGATCTTCTAATGGAACTGCAGCTTTAATCATTAACCATCAAACCTATTACGCACAAACCAGTTTTTCTTCTGCTCAAGTTGTCGAATTATTTGCAGTCCACCAAGCGTTGCTAACTGTACCTACTTCCTTCAATTTATTTACAGACAGCTCCTATGTGGTCGGTGCCTTACAGATGATTGAAACTGTTCCAATTATCGGCACCACCTCTCCTGAAGTTCTTAACTTATTTACATTGATTCAACAGGTTCTCCATTGCCGCCAACACCCCTGTTTCTTTGGACATATTCGTGCACACTCCACCCTTCCTGGTGCCCTCGTACAAGGCAATCACACTGCGGACGTTCTTACTAAACAAGTGTTTTTCCAATCAGCTATTGATGCAGCCCGAAAATCCCATGATTTACATCACCAAAATAGTCATTCTTTACGCTTGCAATTTAAAATTTCCCGTGAAGCTGCACGGCAAATTGTTAAATCTTGCTCTACTTGTCCTCAATTCTTTGTTCTCCCTCAATATGGTGTCAACCCTCGAGGTTTACGCCCTAATCACCTCTGGCAAACAGATGTTACTCACATTCCTCAATTTGGGCGTCTTAAATATGTTCATGTTTCTATTGACACTTTTTCCAATTTTCTCATGGCTTCCCTTCACACTGGAGAATCAACACGTCACTGTATTCAACATTTGCTGTTTTGCTTTTCTACTTCAGGAATCCCACAAACCCTTAAAACAGATAATGGACCTGGTTATACTAGCCGTTCTTTTCAACGTTTTTGTCTTTCTTTCCAAATTCATCATAAAACAGGAATTCCTTATAATCCACAGGGACAAGGTATTGTGGAACGAGCCCATCAACGAATTAAACATCAATTATTAAAACAAAAAAAGGGGAATGAACTGTATAGCCCCTCACCACATAACGCCTTAAACCATGCTCTTTATGTTTTAAATTTTTTAACTTTAGACACAGAAGGCAATTCAGCAGCCCAGCGTTTTTGGGGAGAACGATCCTCATGCAAAAAACCACTTGTGCGATGGAAGGATCCACTTACCAATCTGTGGTATGGGCCAGACCCTGTATTAATATGGGGACGAGGGCATGTTTGTGTTTTTCCACAGGATGCCGAAGCGCCGCGCTGGATTCCGGAAAGGCTGGTACGCGCGGCAGAGGAACTCCCTGACGCATCAGATGCAACGCATGACCCTGAGTGAGCCCACGAGTGAGCTGCCCACCCAGAGGCAAATTGAAGCGCTAATGCCGTACGCCTGGAATGAGGCACATGTACAACCCCCCGTGACACCTACTAATATACTGATTATGTTGTTGTTACTATTACAGCGGGTACAAAATGGGGCAGCTGCGGCTTTTTGGGCATATATTCCTGATCCGCCAATGATTCAATCCTTAGGATGGGATAGAGAAATTGTACCTGTATATGTTAATGATACGAGCCTTTTGGGGGGTAAATCAGATATTCACATTTCCCCTCAGCAAGCAAATATTTCTTTTTATGGCCTTACTACTCAATACCCCATGTGCTTTTCTTATCAATCGCAGCATCCCCATTGTATACAGGTGTCAGCCGACATATCATATCCTCGAGTGACTATTTCAGGCATTGATGAAAAAACAGGGAAAAAATCGTATGGGAACGGAACTGGACCCCTCGATATTCCGTTTTGTGACAAGCATTTAAGCATCGGCATAGGCATAGACACTCCGTGGACTTTATGTCGAGCCCGGGTTGCATCGGTGTATAATATCAATAATGCCAATGCCACCTTTTTATGGGACTGGGCACCTGGAGGAACACCTGATTTTCCTGAGTATCGAGGACAGCATCCACCTATTTTTTCGGTGAACACCGCTCCTATATATCAGACGGAACTATGGAAACTTTTGGCTGCCTTTGGTCATGGCAATAGCCTGTATTTACAGCCCAATATTAGCGGAACCAAATATGGTGATGTGGGAGTTACAGGATTTTTATATCCCCGAGCTTGTGTTCCTTACCCATTCATGTTGATACAAGGCCATATGGAAATAACGCTGTCATTAAATATTTATCATCTAAACTGTTCTAATTGTATACTTACTAACTGTATTAGAGGAGTAGCCAAAGGAGAACAAGTTATCATAGTAAAACAGCCTGCTTTTGTAATGCTGCCCGTTGAAATAGCTGAAGCATGGTATGACGAGACTGCTTTAGAATTATTACAACGTATTAATACGGCTCTTAGCCGTCCTAAGAGAGGCTTGAGCCTAATTATCCTGGGTATAGTATCTTTAATCACCCTAATAGCTACTGCTGTTACGGCTTGCGTATCTTTAGCACAATCCATTCAAGCTGCACATACAGTGGATTCCTTATCATATAATGTTACTAAAGTAATGGGAACTCAAGAGGATATAGATAAGAAAATAGAAGATAGGTTATCAGCTCTGTATGATGTAGTTAGAGTCCTAGGAGAACAAGTTCAGAGCATTAATTTTCGCATGAAAATCCAGTGTCATGCTAATTATAAATGGATTTGTGTTACAAAAAAGCCTTATAATACTTCTGATTTTCCATGGGATAAAGTAAAAAAACATTTGCAAGGAATTTGGTTCAATACTAATCTATCGTTAGATCTTTTACAACTACATAATGAAATTCTTGACATTGAGAATTCGCCAAAGGCTACCTTAAATATAGCCGATACCGTCGATAATTTCTTGCAAAATTTATTTTCTAATTTCCCTAGTCTTCATTCATTGTGGAAAACCCTGATCGGTCTAGGAATATTTGTGATAATTATTGCTATCGTAATCTTTGTATTTCCCTGTGTCGTTCGTGGTCTCGTTCGTGATTTTTTAAAGATGAGAGTTGAAATGCTACATATGAAATATAGAACTATGTTACAACACCGACATCTAATGGAGCTTTTAAAGAATAAAGAGAGGGGAGCTGCGGGGGACGACCCGTGAAGGGTTAAGTCCTGGGAGCTCTTTGGCAAAAGCCAAAGCCTAGGACAAATACCTAAGCTCCCTGTCCCGCCACCCTCTAGGATTCTTGAAAGCTCTTAAGGTTCGGATGTTTGCTGCCGGCATTACTTCACAGAAATGACGGGAAATCTGATTATGTAAGAATCCGGTGATTGTGTAAAAATCCGGTGGGTGTAGTTTGAGATGAATAAACAGGTTATGTAATGTACTGTATAAATATAGCAAAGTAATAAAGCAAGGTATCAGC